GTAATTCCCACCCCGTTCGCTCGCTAGCTGCGTGGGGTCTATAGGGTTAACTGGTCTGCGGGGTGAGCTATGGCCAAGGTGGTGAATCAGACCGAGCTCGCGGAGATCCACGGCGTCACCGACGTCACGCTGTGGCAATGGCAAAAGGAAGGCATGCCGGTCGCGAAGATCAGCACCCGCGGGCTGCCGAACGAGTACGAGGTGCCGGCCACGATCGTGTGGCGGGTGGCGCGCGAGGTGAAGAAGGTGCGCGAGGAGTCGCCGCGCGACATGCTGTATCGAGAGCAGACCAAGCTCGTGCAGCTGCAGATCGCCGAGAAGCAGGGGCTGCTGGTGCCGGCGGCCGACATCGAGCAGAAGTACGAGCGCCTGGTGGTGAACGCGCGGCAGCGCCTGATGCAGCTGCCGCCGCTGATGCACGGGCGCCTGCCGCCGGAGGTGCTCACGCAACTCGAGGAGGCGATCCACGGCGCACTGACGGAGCTGGCTTCCTATGGACCGAGCGACCAAACTGATCACGCGGGTGGCGAAGAGGTGGGCGCCGCCGATCAGCCGCTCGGTGGCGGCGTGGGCGGAGGAGAAGAGGTACCTGAGCGACAAGTCCCCGTTCCCGGGGAAGTACGTCCTCTCAAGGACCCCGTATCTTCGTGAGATTCTCGACGCGGTAAGCGATCCGCGCGTGCGGGAGGTGGTCGCGCAGAAGCCGGCGCAGATCGCTTGGACCGACGGGGTGCTGATCAACTGGCTCGGCCAGATCGTCGACGAGCGGCCGGCGCCGACGATCGTGCTCTTTCCCGCGGACAAGAAGATCCGCGAGTTCAACGCCGAGAAGTGGGAGCCCGCGGTCGAGGCGACGCCGGCGCTCGCCGCGAAGCTGGTGACGAAGTCCAGGGCGAAAGAGAACCGACAGGACTTCAAGGAATTCGCCGGCGGCTACATCAAGTTCGTCGGCTCGAACTCGCCGGCCAACCTGAAGCAGAGCACGGCGGGCAACCTGGCGGTGGAAGAGCCGGACGACTGCAACCTGAACATCAAGGGGCAGGGCGATTCCATCACGCTGCTCGAGGAGCGGGGCAAGCGCTACGGGCTCTCGTTCAAGCTGCTCGTGGGGGGCACGCCGTCGATCGCGACCGTGTCGGCGGTGGCGGCGCGGATGGAGCAGACCGACAAGCGGATCTGGCTCGTCGCGTGCCACCACTGCAGCCAGGAGGCGCCGCTCAAGTGGGAGAACGTGCGCTGGTCGCGTGACCCGGCGCGGCAGCATCCGGTGTTCCGCGACGCGCTTCCGGAGACGGCGCGCTACGTCTGCCCGCACTGCGGCGGCGAATGGACGGACGCCGAGCGCAGGGCGAACATCGAGCGCAGCGGCCGCTGGCAGCCGACGGCGGAGTTCTGCGGCAAGGCGGGCTTCTACCTGACCGAGCTGATGAGCACGCTGCCGGGCGGCGAGCTGCCGGTGCTCGTCGGGAAATACCTGGTGGCGAAGCACGCGCTCGACTCCGAGGGCGACGTGTCGAAGATGATCGTCTTCTGGAACCAGACGCTCGGGCTGCCGTGGGAGTACAAGGGCACGGTCGCGGACGTGAAGACGCTCGAGGCGCGGCTCGAGGACTATCCCGAGTGGTTCGTGCCCTGGGGCGGCTTGGTGCTCACGGTCGGCATCGACGTGCAGCACGGCCGCCTGGTGGTCGTGGTGCTGGCCTGGGGCGAGGGCGAGGAGTGCTGGCTCGTGTGGTTCGGCGAGTTGCACGGCAACGTGCTCGAGGAGGCGGTGTGGGACGAGCTTGAGCGCACGGTGATCTTCCGGCGCTACAAGCACGTGAACGGCGCCGAGATGGCGATCTCCGCGGTGTCGGTGGACGCCGGCGACGGCCAGACGGCGGACGCGGTCTACAAATGGGCGCGGCGCGCGAACCGCAAGTTCGGCGCCGATCGCGTGATGCCGATCCGCGGCTCGACCGTGGAGAGCTCGGAGATCTTCCGCGCGCCGGCGAAGCCGCTCGACGTGACGGCGACGCACAAGGCGGCGAAGTACGGCTTGCGGCCCTACATGGTGGGCGTGTCGCGGGGGAAGGACCTGATCCTCGGCGCGGACGAGAACGCCGGCCGCATCAACCTGCGCGACGCGAGCGGGGCGACGGGCCACGGGCCCGGGCGCATGCACTGGTATCGCGGGCTGCGGGACGACTACCTGGACCAGCTCACCGCCGAGGTGAAGGCGCCGGTGCGTGATGGCCGGCGCGGCGGTCGCCTGGTGAAGAAGTGGGTGGTGAAGGCCGGCAAGGAAAACCACGGCCTCGACGCGACGATCTACGGCCTGCACGCGGCGCGCGCGCTGCGCATCGACACGTATTCGGCGGCGCGCTGGGCGGCGCTGCGCGAGCAGATCTTCCAAGGCCATCTCTTCGCGCGCGCCGAGCAGGACGCGGCGCGCGCGCAGGGAACGCCGGCGCCGTCTCCTGGGCTTAGCACCGCGCCTTCGCCCGAGGCCGCGGCCGGGGGACCGGAGCAGGAGACGGCGCCGGCGGGCGGCGTCCAGATGTCTGCACAGACCGACGTGCCGGCGGGGATGCGCACCGATCCGGGGCCGAGGGCCGCGGTGCGGCGGCCGGCGCGCCGCGTGCGCAGCGCCGGCGTTCGACTCTGAGGGAGGCTCCATGGCGGGAATCACGCTGACGCAGGCCGAGGCGAAGCTCACCCTCTGGATGGCGGCGAACGACGCCGTCGCCGGCGGGCAGGAGTACACGATCGGCTCGCGCAGCCTGAAGCGCACGGACGCGGCGGAGATCCGCGAGCAGATCCAGTTCTGGGACGCGAAGGTGAAGGAGCTCACGCGTGGCACCACGGGCATGCGCATCCGTGGGGGCACGCCGACGTGAGCCGCCGGGAGATCCGCGAGGCGCTGGCGAACGCCAAGCCGAACCTGGTCGACCGCGTCGTCAGCTACTTCAACCCGGTCGCGGGGGCGTCACGCCTGCGCTCGCGCATGTTCATGGCGGTGGCCGGCGGCTACACGGGCGGCTCGAGGTCGCGCCGGCAGACTTCCGAGTGGAAGTTCACGAAGAACGCGAGCGCGGACGCCGACACGCTGCCCGACCTGCAGGACCTGCGCGACCGCTCGCGCGATCTCGCGCGCAACGCGCCGCTCGCGGCGGGCGCGATCGCCGGCGTGGTCACGAACGTGGTGGGCACCGGCCTCGCGCTGCAGTCGCGCGTCGATCGCGAGGTCCTCGGCATGAGCGAGGAGCAGGCGGCCGAGTGGCAGAAGCTCGCCGAGCGCGAGTACAACCTCTGGTTCGAGAGCACGTACTGCGACGCGACGCGCACGCTCGACGGCTACGGACTGCAGGGGCTGGTGTTCCGCGCGTCGCTGGAGAGCGGCGACACGTTCGTCACCACGCCGATGCGCAAGCTCGCCGGCATGCCCTACGAGCTCACGCTGCAGGTGTTCGAGGCCGACCAGGTGTCGAACCCGAAACTCGCGATGGACACCGAGCGGCTCGCCGGCGGCGTCGAGCTGGACGAGTTCCGGGCGCCGGTGGCGTACCACTTCCGGCGCTCGCATCCGGGCGCGCTGCAGGGCGTGTCGATGGACTGGGACCGGGTGGCCGCCTTCGGCACGCGCACCGGGCGGCGCCAGGTGATCCACCCGTACACGAAGCTGCGGCCCGGGCAGACGCGCGGCGTGCCGTACCTCGCGCCGGTGATCGAGACGCTGAAGATGCTCGACCGCTACACCGAGGCCGAGCTGATGGCGGCGGTGGTGGCCGGCATGTTCACCGTGTTCGTGGAGAGCGAGCGCGGCGGGCTCGATCCAGCCGATCCGAGTGGCATCGGCGGCGAGACCGGGGCGCAGGCCTCCGACAAGGACGTGAAGCTCGGCGCCGGCGCCATCGTCGACCTGAACACGGGCGAGAAGATCAGCACCGCGAATCCCGGGCGGCCGAACCAGGCCTTCGACGGCTTCGTCGATTCGCTCTGCGGATTTGTCGGCCTCGCGCTCGAGCTGCCGAAAGAAGTTTTGCTCAAGCACTTCATCGCGAGCTACAGCGCTTCCCGCGCAGCGCTCCTCGAGGCGTGGAAGTTCTTCCGCGGCCGGCGGGCGTGGCTCGCCACGACGTTCTGCAACCCGGTCTACGAGGCCTGGATGGACGAGGCCGTGGCCAAGGGGCGCATCGCGGCGCCGGGCTATTTCACCGATCCGCTCATGCGGCGCGCATACCTGGGCGCCGAGTGGGTCGGCGACGGGCCGATCAGCGTGGATCCGGTGAAGGACGTGGAAGCCGCGAAGGCGCGCGTCGAGCTCGGCATCAGCACGCGGCAGAAGGAAAGCGCGCTGCACGACGGCGGCGACTGGGAGAAGAACCACGAGCAGCTGGCGAAGGAGGAAAAACGGCGCAAGGCGGACGGCCTGAAGGCGGAGGCGCCGGCGAAGCTGCCCGCGCCGAAAGGCCCCGGTGCGCCGCCGACTGGAGGACAGCCCGGCGGTAAAGACGAAGAGGGTGCCGATCGCGGCGAAGGTGGCGAAGGCACCGAGCGGCGCGAGGACGAACCCGACGCGCGCGGCTTCAACGTCAACGTATCGCCGCAGATTCATTTGCCGGAGAAGCTGCTGCTGGAGGTGACGCACCAGTTGCCGGACATGAGGGTGCTGGGCGATTCGATCGAGCGTGCGCAGACCGCAGGATCGCAGCAAGTGGCGAAGGCGATGGAGCGATCCGCCGCGGCGGCGCAGACGGCGGTGCGCCAGGCGCTCGAGGCGACGGCTCGCTCGAACGAGGCGACTGCGGGCGCGTTGGCCGGTGTCGCCGCGGCGATCGCCAAGCCGCGCAAGGCGGTGCTCGACAAGGACGGGAACGTGATCGGCAGCTTGCCGGTCGAGAAGCTCTGATACGGAGGCTGAAAAAGTGAACGACTTGAAGGCGGTATCCGGAGAACTGACGGCGGTGGTGCACGTGACCCGCAAGGGAACGGGCAAGACCGATACGTTTCACCTGGTCGGGCACAGCGACCCCGGGAAACTCGCCGCGCTGGTCGCGCAGGCGCGCAGGAACCGCGTGCACGGCGCGTCTGGCGGCCTGGTCGGCCTGCGCGCGCGCCTCGCGAACTTCGTGCTCGAGCTGTTCGAGCCCTGGTATGCGGCGCTCACGCGCTACATGGCCTACGTCGGGATGCTGCTGCGCGCGGTGACGCACAGCACGGCCTCGCGCGACGCCGCGACGAATGCGGTGGTCGATCAACTCGATGGCGCCGGGAGCAAGCTGTGCTTTCGCATCTCCGCGGCTGGGGCGATTGCCGCGACGCTGACGTGCGCGACGCCCGCATTCGGCGCATCATCGGCAGGCACGGCAACGGCGGGCGCGATTGCGAGCGACACGAACGCGGCCGGCAATGCCAGCCCGGTATCGCACGCGACATTGCAGACCAGCGGCGACGTGGTGGCGATCACCTGCCAGGTGGCGGCGAGCGGTAGCGACATCGACATGAGCAACGGGCTGACGGTCGCCTCCGGCGATACGGTCTCCTGCTCAAGCCTGACCTATACCGCGCTGTCGGCCTGATGCTCTGGCGCATCTACTACGCCGACGGATCGACATTTGACGCTGGCAATCCCGGCGACGCTCCGAAAACTGGCGTTATCTGCATCAAGCAGGCGAACAAGATGCACGGCTGGACGATCACGGCGATGAAAGACTTCTACCTTCGGCGCCACGAGGCATGGTGGGGCGCCGATGCGCCGGGCTTCTGGCAGTTCATGTTCGCGCCCGGCGCGAAGGTCGTCCTCTTCGGCGTGAGCGCGCCTGACGAGGTGTTTCACAGGGTCATGAGCAGGGCGATCAACGATCCCGACTTCGGAGGCAAGTCGGCGAAGAGCCCGCTCGATTTCGGCGAGGAGCGGCAGTGGGCTTGAAGCGGCGCTTTCTCGACTCGGGGTTTCATCAGTGGCTGCTCGCGTGGAAGCCGATCCCGCTGTGCTGGTTTTTCCGGCGCATGGGCTGGCCGATCCCGCGCTACCTGATCGGTCATGACATCTTTACCCCGGCGCAGGACAATTTCCGATTCTATGAGGAGGGTAGCGAGGATGGCTCCTCGCCAATCGACGCCGAGAACACGAGCATCAGCCGCGCGGTCAATGCGGACTCCGACCTGCATTTGCGGCTGCTCATCCAGGCGACGAACACCGCGCCCGGAGCGTCGACCGACGATTACCAGCTCCAGTATTCGAAGAACAGCGGCACGTTCACCAATATCACGGCGTCGTCAGCGGACGTTCAAGGGTACGCTTCGGCGGGCCTGACCGATGGCTCGGCGACCACGAACCGCGCGACGAACGGCATCAGTGACGGCACCGGGTCGTTCGTGGCCGGCGAGCAGGCGGAGAGCGGGCTTGTCACCGACCATCTGCTCACTGGCTCGAACTTCACCGAGCACGTGTTTGCGCTGCGGCTGCTCTTCGCTGATCTCGCGAACGCGGACACCATTGACTTCCGCCTGCTCGTCAATGGCGGGACGATGGTTTACAACGTCACGCCGCAGATCACGGTCAGCCAGACCAATCCGTCGCTCGACGACGCCTCGATGGCGGACGCGGATCGCAACTGGGATACTCCGTCGCAGGACATCGCGCTCACTTTCAGCGAGGCGGTGGACATCACGCCGACGCCAGGTGTGGGCGACACCATCGCCGGGCTGACGGCGAAGGTGAACGGCGGCGCGGCGCAGGCTCTGACCTACGTTTCCGGCAATGCCTCGGCGAGCTGGAAGGTGCGCCGCGCCGAGTTGATCCAGCAGGACGACAGCGTGACCGTGACATATGCGATGGCGACCGGCGACATCCTCGCCGTCGACGACAACGCTGAGGTGAAGAACGCCACCGACCTCGCGGTGACGAACAACCTCACCAAGCGCGTGCGCGAGACGATCAAGGATAAGAATAATGCCATCGTCGCAAGCGAGTCGATGAGCTACGGCATCCATGAGTTCGATTCCGGCAATCCTGCGAACGCCAACTGGATGAGTCGCTCCACCAAGGGGAGCTCGAGCACCGATGCGAGCGGCGTATTTGATGTGCAGTACACGGGCGCGTCGGCTGTCGGCGCGACGGTCTATCTGGTGGTCGAACGCACGGCGCCAACTCCGGATGAGACGGCGCTGGCGAGAGTGGCGGTGCAGTAGTGGCGGTCTACACCAACGATCCGGCGAGAAATGCCGGCGCTGTCAGCAGCCACGATCCGACAGCAGATCAGGGAGGCGGAGGTCCGGTAACGCACGCGACTAGCGGGGCGCTCGCCGGGGCCGCTTCCGTCATTGCTGGTAGCGCATCGAGCGCGACCACGCGACCGTCGTCCGGGGCGCTGACAGGGCCCGGCTCCACGATTGCAGGAACCGCGGCGCGCACCAGAGCGCACGCGACAACCGGAGCCCTCGCCGGGCAAACGGCCACCGTAGCAGGCACCGCCGCCCGCACGCGCGCGCACGCCACGGACGGGGCGCTCGCCGGGGCCGGGGCAGAGGTAGCCGGAACCGCCGCGCGGGAAGGCGCGCCTGTTACCCACGCGACGACCGGAGTTCTGGATGGTCCGGGAAGTGTACTCATTGGCACTGCAGCACGGGAGCGTTTGCATCCGGCAATCGGCACGCTGGCCGGGCAGGGTTCGGCAATAGCTGGCACGGCAGCGCGGACGCGACAGCATTTGACTGCTGGCGAACTGATCGCACAGGGCTCGATCATCGTCGGCTCTGCCGCCCGCGTCGGCCCTCCGGTATCGCATGCCACCTCTGGCGCGCTGGTGGCTGCGGGGGCGACCCTCGAAGGGGCTGGAAATATCGGCAGCCAGTCGGTGCCGGCGTATCCGGGCGCCGGCACCAACTTGCTTCTGGCGTTGATGCTGTCGATGCCCAAGCACGAGCCGAAGAAGCTGAAAAAAGGCAAGAAACGCCGCCGCCGCGAGGACGAAGAAGAGGAAATCTCGCCAACCTTGCGCCTGCGCTACGCCGAGGCGGCTCTCGAGGCCGAGGTGCTCGCCTGCGATGCGGCGCTGGCCCGGGACGAGATCGCGAAGGCCGAACACGCCGCGCACGAGCTGCGGGTACGCCGCAAGCGCAACGCCGCCGCGATGATGGTGTGCGGTTGATCAACAACGGAGAAACCGAGCGATGCGAATCCTCGACATCCTGAACGCGCCCTGGGCGATGGAAGCCGGCAAGTACAACGAGATGGTGGAGATCTACCTCTCGCACCTGCGCGGGCCGAAGATCGACATCGTCGCCCTGGAAGCGCGCATGGGCGCGCCGCTGCCCGGGCCGACGCAGGGCTACGGCGTGCGCGACGGCGTGGCTGTCGTGCCCGTCGACGGCATCCTCTCCAAGCGCATAACGCTGCTGCAGAAGATGTCGGGGGGCACGTCGCTCGAGCTCCTCTCGCGCGACTTCCGCGCGGCGATGGCCGATCCGGCCGCGCACTCGGTGGTGCTGCTGATCGACTCGCCCGGCGGCGCGACGATGGGGCTGCAGGAGCTCGCGGAGGAGGTCTACCGCGCTCGCAGCGGCGTGAAGCCGGTGATCGCTCTCAGCGACGGCATGATGGCTTCGGCCGCCTACTGGCTCGGCAGCGCGGCGCGGGAAGCCTATATCTCCAGCGACATGACGATGGTCGGCTCGATCGGCGTGCTCTACCGCCACATCGACGTGTCGAAGGCGAACGAGAAGGACGGCATCAAGGTCACCGAGATCTATGCCGGCAAGTACAAGACGATGGTGTCCAGCGATTCGCCGCTCAGCGACGACGCGCGGGCCGACATCCAGGCGAAGGTGGACAAGCTCTACGGCCTGTTCGTGGACACGGTGGCGCGCAATCGCGGTGTCGATGCCGCCACGGTGCTCGAGCGCATGGCCGAAGCGCGCGTCTTCCTCGGCAAGGAGGCGATCGACGCCGGGCTCGTGGACGGTGCTGCCACGCTCGACGAAGTGATCGCCGGTCTCAACGCCGGGCGCAAGCCCGTCGCCAGCACCCGATTCGCGGCCGGTGGCGCCGCGGCGGCCGCAGTGCCAACAGGCGCCGGTGATGCGCCACAACCCCAACCCGAAATCAAAGGAGATCCCGTGAACAAGGATTTCATTCTCACCAACCACCCGGACATCGCGGAAGCATTCCGGGCGGAAGGCTACGCGCGCGGCAAGGACGAAGGCTTTGCCGCCGGCGCGCTGGCCGAGCGCCAGCGCATCCAGTCCATCGAGGCCCAGGCGATGCCCGGGCACGGCGAGCTGATCGCGAAGCTCAAGTACGACGGCAAGACCACCGGAGCGGAAGCCGCGGTGCAGGTGCTCGCGGCCGAGCGCACGAAGCTCGGCAAGACGGCGACCGACCTGGCCGCCGATGCGGGCGCCCTGGCCGGCGTGCGGCCGACCCCGGCAGCGGATCCTGGCGCCGACGCGGCAGCGGCCGCGGCGCAAGCCGAAGCCAGCAAGCCGCTCGAGGAGCGCTGCAAGGCCAAGTGGGACCGCGACGCGAAACTGCGTGCCGAGTACGGCGAACAGTACGACGCCTACCTCGCCTTCGAGAAGGCGCACGCCGAAGGCCGCGTCAAGATCCTCGGCGCCCGGCAGGCGGCCTGATCCCCGGTCCCTGAACCCCTACTGAAAAGGAAACAGCAATGACGACCCTTGCAGCCAACAAGCCCCGGCCGTTCGAGCTGGGCAGCCGCAATCACCTGCCGGTGATCGCGTCGGACATCATCTTCGAAGGCGCCGCCATCGGCGTCGTGGATGCGACCGGGCACGCCCGGCCGCTGAACGCGGCCGATCGCTTCGGCGGGTTCGCCGAAGCGAAGGCGGACAACTCCGCCGGCGCCGCGGCAGCGATCAACGTGCAGGCGGTGAAGAGCGGGCAGATCGAGCTCGCGGTCAGCGGTGCGGTGATCACCGATGTCGGGCAGCCGGTGTACGCCACCGACGACGACACCTTCGTCTTCCTGCCCACCGGCGCGGTCTTCATCGGCTTCGTCAAGCGCTTCGTCTCCTCGGGCGTGGCGGTGGTCGAGTTCGACGCCGGCGTGCTCCAGGATCCCTACGGCGAGTATACGGTGCGCGAGACGCTCTCGGGCGTGAAGACCTTCGACATCGAGGACAACGGCAAGGTGTTCTTCGCCGACGCCGCCGCCGATGACGACGCGCTCACGTTGCCGGTCGTGGCGACGCCGGTGAACATCAAGATCGTGGCGATCGGCGCGTTCGGTACCACGAAGGTCGAAATCGCCCCGGCGGCGGCCGACAAGATCCAGGGTCCGAACCTTCCCGGCACCGACAACACGCCGCTCAGCCTTACCAAGGCGACCCAGCGGCGCGGGGACTTTGTGGAGCTTGCCACCGGCGATGCCAACGGCGCGCTCGTCACGAAGCTGCGCGGCATCTGGACCACCGCGTAACCGGCTCGACAACCTCTACTTCAAAAAGGAATCAACATGGACCAAGCACTTCTGTCCAGCCGGGCGATCATGGGCATGTACTTCGCCAGGCTGGAGGCGGACCCGGGCATGGCCTGGGTCAACGGCGTCGCCAACCTGTTCAACTCCGACCAGGCGAGCGAGACGTACAACTTCCTCGGGCAGTCGCCCGCCATGCGCCTGTGGGTCGGCGGCCGCCAGGCCAAGGGCTTCAGCGGGCAGGGCATCACGATCATCAACGACTCCTACGAGGCGACGATCGAGGTGCAGGTGAAGGACGCCCGCCGCGACAAGACCGCGCAGATCCAGGCGCGCATCTCGGAGTTCGCCGACCGCGCGCAGACCCACTGGGCGAGCCTGCTGTCGACGCTGCTGCTGAACGGGCCCTCCACGGTGTGCTACGACGGGCAGTTCTACTTCGACACCGACCACTCGGAAGGCGACTCCGGCTCGCAGGACAACGACATCACGGTGGACATCTCGGGCTTGCCTGCCGCGGTGCACGGCGTGGTGACGGCGCCCAGCGTCGAGGAGATGCAGCAGACGATCCTCAAGGCGATCGCGCAGATCCTGTCGTTCAAGGACGACCGGGGCGAGCCGATGAACGAGAACGCGCGGCGCTTCGTGGTCATCGTGCCGGTCGGCCTGTACCTGGTGGCGGTGGCGGCCGTCAGCGCCCTCACCACGGCGGCGCTGCAGCAGAACCTCAACCCGAACCTGATCGCCGGCCTCACGGTGGACGTGCAGATGAACGCGCGGCTCACCTGGACCGACTCCTTCGCGGTGTTCCGCACGGACAGCCCGATCAAGGGCCTCATCCGGCAGACCGAGCAGGACGTCGAGCTCAGGGCGAAGGCGGAAAGCTCGGAGTTCGAGTTCGACAACAAGGCCTGGCAGTTCGGCATCGACGCCTGGCGCGGCGTGGGCTACGGCTACTGGCAGCGGGCCTGCTACGTGACGATGACGTAAGGCGTCAAAGGCGGTTCACCGCCTTCTTCTTTCACGGGGCCTGCGGGCCCCGTTTTTTCTCGGGGCCTTCACGCGAGGGGCCCGAGCAAAGACAACTCTCAGGAGGCTCCATGCTCAAGAAAGTGACGGTCGAGGGCGCGTTCTACAGCGTTGGTTCCGGCATCGTGGCGCTCACGGCGCAGCAGGCCAAGGTGCGCGCCCACAACCTGAAGCCGGTGAAGGTGGAGAAGGACGGCGCCGGCGAGTACGAGGTCGTCAACCAGATCCAGTTCAAGAAGGGCGAGAGCTTCGGCTTCAGCGGCCAGGTGGGCAAGAACGGCCAGCTCTCCGACAAGGACGCCGAGGACCTGCGCCGCATGGAGCAGGCCGAGACCGTCGAGAAGGCGGTGAAAGCGGCACGCTCGGCGGCGATGCGCCAGGTGGGCGATGAAATGGCCACGCTCACGGGCGAGAACGCGCGCCTGAAGGCGGAGAACGAGCAGCTGCGCGAGCAGCTCGCAGCGGCAGCGAAGAAGAAGTAGACGGCGGCCGTGTTCAGCGAAGACCTCGACGCCTTCCTCGACGAGGACGAGCACGCGATCGCCGCGACGCTGCAGGGCGGGGCGGCGGGCGGGGTGATGGTGCTCTTCGACTCGGCGTACCAGGAGCAGCTCGACATCGCCGGGACGAATCCGACGGCGACGTGCAAGGCCTCGGCGGTAGTCGCCGGCGACATCGACAAGACGCTGACGATCGACGGCGTGGCCTACACCATCCGCGGCCGCGAACTGATCGACGACGGCGCGTTCGTGCGGCTGCAGCTTGAGGCGCCCTGATGGCCGACCACGTCCGCAAGCAGATCCGCACGGCCGCTGCGGCGGCGCTCACGTCCCTCACGACGACCGGGGCGAACGTGTTCCCCTCGCGCGTCTACCCGATGCAGGACGCGGACCTGCCGGGCCTGCGCATCTACACGAACGACGAGCAGATCGAGAACGAGGAGATCGGCGCGGGGCGCACGCGCGAGCGCTCGCTCGACCTGGTGGTGGAGGCCTGCGTGAAGGCGGCCAGCGGCTACGACGACACCGCCGACCAGATCCAGAAGGAAGTCGAGATCGCGCTCGACGGCGACAACACGCTCGGCGGGCTCGCGAAGTACATCGAGCCGCGCCAGGTGCAGAACGCGCTCGCGGGCGAGGGCGAGAAGCCCCTCGCCGTGCGGCGCATCGTGTTCGAGGTTTTCTACCAGACGGCGATGGGCGCCCCCGACGTGGCGCTGTAGCCCTTTTCCCGAAGAGGAGAATCACCCATGGCATCGGCTTCCGGCGCACTGAAACAGGTCCGCTTCAAGGCGGAGGGCACGTTCAACACGGCGCCCGGCGCCACCGGCGCGCAGCTCCTGCGGCGCGTCTCCAGCACGCTCGCGTTGCGCAAGGCGGTGTTCGAGTCCGCCGAGATCCGGCGCGACCTGCAGCGCGCCGACATGCGCCACGGCGTGCACTCGGTGGGCGGGGCGATCAACGGCGAGCTCTCCGCGGGCACCTGGCAGTCGTTCTTCGCCGCCGCCGTGCGCCAGGCGTTCCAGAGCGCTCCCACGACCGGCGCCATCATCACCGTGACCGCGCAGGCCACCGCGCCGCAGTTCGCGCGTTCCTCCGGGTCCTTCCTCACCGACGGCTTCAAGCTCTACGATGTGGTGCGCTGGACGGGATTCGCAGGCGGCAGCGCCACGGACAACAACTCGCGCAACTTCCTCATCACCGCGCTTACCGCCACGGACATGACGGGCGTGTTTCTCGACGGCACGGCGGTCGCGGCGGATGCCGCCGGCGATTCCGTCACCTGCACCCTGGTCGGGAAGAAGACCTGGGTGCCGCTCACCGGCCACACGGACGTGTCCTACGGCATCGAGCACTGGCACCCGGACATCAACCAGGGCGAGCTCTTCCTTGGCTGCAAGATAAACCAGATGGACATCGCGATCCCGCCGCAGGGCCTGGCGACGATCGGCATGGACATCATGGGCGCGAGCATGACGGAAGCGACCGCCGAGTACTTCACCACGCCCACGGCGGAAACGCAGACCGGGGGCCTCGCCGGCATCAACGGCGCGCTCTACCTGCAGGGCTCGGCGGTGGCGCGCGTGACGGGGCTTTCGTTCGGGCTCCGCGAGAACATGAGCGCCGAGCCCGAGCTCGGCGCCACGGTGTATTCCGACATCGACCCCGGGCGGATCCTGGTCGATGGGCAGCTCACCGCGAAGTTCGTCGACGCCACGGTGCGCGACTACTTCGTGGACGAGACCGAGGTCGCGCTCGCCGCGATCCTCACCGCGAGCGGCGCGGCGACGGCGGACCTGCTCGCCTTCGTCATGTCGCGCATCAAGATGGGCGGCGCGGACAAGGACGACGGCGAGAAGTCGCTCATCCAGACCCTGCCCTTCACGGCGCTGCTCGACGTGAACGGCGGCGCCGCGGAGGACACCGAGGAGACGACGTTCAGCATCCAGGACTCGCAGGCGAGCTGATCATGGACGGCATCGAACTATCCGCGCTGGACACCCGCGCCGGCGCGAACGCGGGCTTCTGGCTCAAGCTGCGCGACCCGGTCAAGGGCAAGCCGCTGCCGGCGCGGCTGAAGCTCCTCGGCATGGATTCGGACCGCTATCGCGCGAAGAGCCATGAGCTGCAGCGCCGGCGGCAGGAAGAGCTGGCGCAGGACCCGAAAGCGCGGCTCACCCCGGACGAGATCGAGGCGCGCTCCATGGAGATCGTCGCCGCTTGCACGGTCGGCTGGGAGGGCCTGAAGCACAAGGGCGAAGCGCTCGCCTTCAAGGACGAGGCGAGCGCGCTCGAGCTCTACCGCGGCTGGCCGTGGATCTTCGACCAGGCGCAGCTCGCGGTACTCGACCGCGCAAATTTTTTGCCGGGCTCCGAGAGCGCCTGATCGAGCACGCGCGCGCGCAGTTCCTGCTCGACCAGGACGCGGGCGACGGCTACACCAGGCGCTCCCACCTGCTGCGGGAGGCGGAGCAGACCGGCGTCGTGCCCGCGGAGCTGACGGCGGCGCCCCTGCCCGAGGGCGCCGAGTACCTGTGGACGTGGTTTCGCGAGCTCGACGCGGCGCGCTCGAGCAGCGGCTATGCCCTCGAGCCGATCTCGCACGCGGAGATCCTCGCCTGGGCCGGGCTGAGCGGGCACCGGCCGACGCCTTTCGAGACCGGGTGCCTGCGGGCGATGGACGGCGCGTTTCTCGCGCACCAGGCTGAGCAGGCCAGAAAGCGGAGGAAAAAGTAGATGGCCACTCGGCGCGAACGCGTGTTCTACGAGCTCACCGCGACGGACAACGCCTCGCGCGTGTTCCGGCAGGCGGAAGGCTCGGCGGCGAGCCTCGCCGGCGGCTACCGGATGCTCCAGTCCGCGGTGGCGGTGCTCGCCTCGGGTGCGTTCGTGCGCAGCCTGGTGAACGCCGCGAAGCAGGGCGAAGAGTCGCAGAATCGGCTCACGGCGGCCCTGCGTGCCACCGGCAACCAGGTCGGCGTCACGCGTGCCGAGCTCGACGAGATGGCCGACGCCATGGCCGAGTCGACCCAGTTCGACGACGACGGCCTGAGAAACGCCCAGGCGCAGCTCGCCAAGTTCGGCAACATCCAGGGCCAGATCTTCCGGGACGGGCTGAAGGCCGCCACCGACTGGGCGGCGTTCATGGGCACGGACGTGGCGAGCGCCGCGCAGCAGGTGGGACGCGCGCTGCAATCGCCGACCGAGAGCCTGCGGATCCTCGAGCGGTCGCTCGGGAAGCTCACCGAAGAGGAAGAAAAGCACATCCTGAGCCTCGCCGCGCAGGGCCGCGCGGTCGAGGCGCAGCGCGCGGTGCTGGACCTGCTCGAGCGGAAAATCGGCGGCACCGCCGAGACGATGAACACCGGGTTGCTCAAGTCCACGACCGGCGTCACCAAGGCCTGGGACGACATGCTCGAGGCGTGGGGCCGCACCGAGGCGGTGGGCGGACGCATCAACCGCATGCTGGGCGGGATGCGCGACCTGCTGAAGGACATCGAAGGGCTCGCGAAGCCGGCGAACCAGACCGCGCAGGACCGGCTGAACGAGCTCGACGTGCTGATTGCCGGGGCCGAACAAAAGGCCGGACCGGGAATCGGCGCTGGCGTCGAGGGCGGGCGCGGCTTCCTGGGCGACATGCCGCGGCAACGCGAGTTCGCGATCGCGCGCAAGAACCTGGAGAACCTCAAGCAGCAGCGGCGCGAGCTCATCGCGCAGATGCAGTCGTTCGCGGGGATCGAGGCCTTCGAGAGCGGCTTGGCGAACACGCCGTTGGCTGCGATCAAGCTGGGCGGCGAAACGAGCGACAAGGGCGCCGCGGCGGCCGCGAAACTCGCCGCCGATCGCCAGCTGCAGCAGGACGTCCAGGCGGCCGGCCGCTCGCAGCTCGCGGCGGACCGCGAGGCCGAGTTTCTCAAGAATATGGACGAGGCGCTCAAGCGCCAGGCCGAACGCATCAGCCTGACGCACGACGAGCAGCAGCAGGTCGATCAGCTCGCGCAGAAATACCAGATGCTCGCCGACCGCGAGGCCGAGTTCAGCGACCCCGGGAAGCTCGAGACGATGCTCGAGGGCCTGAAGAAGGTGGACGCCGCGGCGGTGGATCTGGGCTGGGCGTTCAGCTCCGCGTTCGAGGACGCCATCATCGGGGGCGAGAAGCTGCGCGACGTGGTGCAGGGGCTGGCGAAGGACATCGCGCGCATCATCCTGCGCCAGGCCGTGACCCAGCCCATGGCGACCGCGATCTCGGGTGCGCTCGCCGGGGTATTCGGCGGCGCCTCCGCCACGGGCAGCGTGCCGGCCTTCGCCATGGGCACCGACTACGTGCCGCGCACCGGCCTCGCGCTCGTGCATCAGGGCGAGCGCATCACGCCGGCCGGGCAGAACGGCGGCGGGGACGTGAACCTGCACCTGAACTTCTCGGCGAACACGCCGGCGGCGGTGCGCGATGCGGTGATGGCCGCGGCGCCGCACCTCGTCGAGGCCGCGAAGCGCGGGGTGATGGAAGCCCGGGCGCGCGGGGCGGGCTGATGGCGATCGCCTACCCCTTGAGCTTTCCGTCGACGCGCAACCCGGCCGAGATCTCGATCCGCATCCTCGACGTGGCCGGGATGCAGAGCTCGCCGATCAGCCTGGAGCAGACCCTCTACGACTGGGGCGGCGACCGGCTCGAGGCCGACGTCGGCTTCGGGCCGATGGTGCGCGAGGACGCCGAGCCGTTCGTCGCCTTCCTGTGGGCGCTGCGCGGCATGGTGGGCACGTTCCTGATGGGCGATCCGGCCGGAGCCACGCCGCGCGGCACCTGGGCCGGCACGCCATTGCTGGCCGGGGCGCACGCGGCCGGGGTGCGCACGCTGTCCGTGGACGGGTTTTCCGCCGCGGCGACCGGCAAGGCCGGGGACTGGCTGCAGTTCGGGACGGGCTCGTCCACACGTCTGCACAAGGTGCTCGTGGACTTCACCGCCGACGGCGCAGGCCTCGCGACCATCGAGATCGCGCCGCGGCTGCGGGCGGCGCTGGCGGACAACGAGCCGCTCGACAGCGCCGGCTGCCTCGGGCGCTGGCGCCTCGCGTCGAACGTGCGCGAGTTCTCGATCGGCGAGGCGGTGAAGTACGGCCTGCGCTTCTCCTGCGTCGAGGCCCTGGATGGCTGAGCGCGCGCTGTCGGCGGCGGTGCTCGCGGCGATCGCCGCGGGGACGGTGCGGCCTTTTCTCCTGTACGAGGGCGAGTACCTGTCGGGCGGGGCGACGGCGTACCTGCGGCTGTTCACGGGCGTGGGGACCTTGAGCTGGGACGGGAAGGACTGGGTCGGCGGGCGGGACCTGCTGGCGATCTCGCCGATCCGGGAGTCGACGTCGCTCGAGGCGATCGGGTTTTCGGTGCGCTTGAGCGGGCTGCCGGCGGACAAGCTGTCGCTGTTTTTGCAGTCGATGAGGAAGAACAAGGCGGGGAGGTTGTGGCTGGGGTTCGTGGGGCGCGAGGTGGTGGAGAGCGGGACGGCGCAGGCGGGGGCTGCGGATACGCTGACGCTGGCGGCGGGGGCGTCGGCGGAGGTGAACGCGCACGCGCGCAAGATTCTGAGCCTGACGACCGGGCCGGGGTCGGTGCAGGAACGCGAGGTTGCGAGCTATGACGGTTCGACGAAGGTGGCGACGGTGAGCCCGGCGTGGGAGAACTATTTGAATGTCCCGATTACACCAGGCGCTGGCGCAACGACGCCGGATAGCGTGGCGAACAGCATCACCGGCGACATCGACATCCGCGTGAAGGCTCAGCTCGCTGATTGGACAGTGAGTGTCGCTACGCGCACGCGGTTCGTCTGGAAGCGAGGCGCGACCCCCGCTTACGACTTCTATCTCGACGCAAACACCCTCGGCTTCTACATGGGCAACGCCGCTACCGCTACTGTGGTTTTGCCGTTCGAAGACAACTCGACTCATTGGGTAAGAGCCACGCGCACCGCTGCTGACGGCGTGGTGAAGTTCTACACGTCTGACGATGGCGTTGATTGGACGCAGTTGGGCGCCGACCGAGCGACTCCGGCCGTAGCCCTGAACGACACGACAGACCAGTTGCGTATTGCCGGCGATGGAACGCTAAATTCGATCAACGGGAAGTTGTTCTACTTGGAGATCCGCGACGGCATCGACGGGTCGGTAGCTGCCAAGTTTGATCCAGCGGAAGCGGACGCGGACGCGTCATTTGTGGCTAGCACCGGCGAAACGTGGACCATAGTCGGCGGCGCTAGTTTGCTTCGCCTCCCCGACGCCACCACCGGGTACGAGGTCATCGACGAAAACGGCGTCATCGCCGACCCCTACCCCCTTCGCCGCGGCCGCTTCGACGTCGCGCCGATCACGCGCGATCCCGGCTCCGGCACGGTGACGATCGAGGCGCGCTACGAGGGACCGCTCGCCCGGCTCCTCGTGCCGAACGTGCGCCACTACACGCACGAGGACCAGCAGCTGCGCCTCGCCGGCGACAAGGGATTCGACCAGGTGGAGGCGCTGCAGGACACGCAGGATCTGTGGGGGCCCGAGGTGCCGGTGTATCCGGCGACGACGCGCTCGCCGCGGCAGCCGCCCGAGCTCTCCTGATGCGCGCGCAGGGCTGGGAGGCGCGCCTCGCGCAGGCGCTCGAGGCGGCGCGCGCGCGGCCGTACCGGCTCGGGGAGAGCGACTGTTTCTGGCTCGCGTGCTCGGCCGTGCAGGCGCTCACCGGCGCGGATCGCTGGCCGGAGTTCGCCGGGAAGTACCGCACGAAGGGGCAGGCGCGGCGGCTGATCGCGCGCTTCGGCTCGAGCTTCGACGAGGCGTTTTCCTGGTTCTTCGGCGGGGAGCCGCTGCCGGTGGCGCAGGCGCGCCGCGGCGACGTGCTCAAGTTCGTCGACGACGCCGGCGAGGCGCACCTGGGCATCTGCGTCGGGCCGCACGCGGCGGTGTACGGGCCGAAGGGGCTGATGTTCGTGCCGCGCAGCGCCTGCGCCTGCGCATGGAGGGTGGGTTAGATGCCGACTTCCGTGATCTACGCGCTGGGCGCCGGGGTAGTCGGTGGGTTCTCCGCCGGTGCGTGGGTCGGGTTCGCCTGGGGCGCGTTCGCCGCCGCCCTGGTGGTGGGCATCGCCTCGAAGGCGCTCTTCAAGCCGAAGGGCGGCCAGGTGCGCTCCGAGGGCCGCATGATCACGGTGCGCCAGCCCGTCGCGCCCTGGGAGGTGGTGGTGGGCCGGCCGCGGAAGGCCGGGGTGCTGACGTTTCGCACGATCAGCGCGGACCGGCGCTACTGGCACATGGTGATCACGATCGCCTGCCACCCCTGCGAGGCGGTGGACGAGATCTTCGCCGACGGCGTGCGCGTGACGCTGAACAGCGCCGGGTTCGCGCAGGGCAAGTACGCGAAGACCGGCGCCTCGGATCTCAACGAGCACAACGCCACGGTGCCGGGCTCGCCGTACCAGGTGACGGCGCCGACCACGGTCACCGGGGTGCACTCGGTGTACATCGAGGCCTACGGGAACGGCTTTCAGTACACGATGAAGCAGGTGGCGGGCACGCCGGCGTCGTTCTGGGAGTACTCGCGCTCGGGGAGCGTGTTTACCTTCCACTCGAGCGCCGCGGGCAAGGTGGTGAGCATCGGCACCTTCGACACCACCGACGACTCCTGGGTGCGGGTGAAGCTCTCGCTCGGCGACGAGGCGTCCAGCGTGCAGCCGTTCCCCGACCTGGTGTCCGAGTCGAACGGCGCCTGGACGCAGGATCACAAGCAGTACCGGCACTGCAAGGCGTACATCCGGCTGGAAGCGAAGCCGGAAGTGTTCCCGAACGGGGTGCCGAACTTCACCTTCACGCTGCGTGGCGCGAACGACGTGTACGACCCGCGCACGGCCACCTCGGGCTACAGCGAGAACGCGGCGCTCGTCGTCAACTGGTATCTCTCCAACGCGGAATTCGGGCCCGGGTACGACTACGCCGAGGAGATCCATGAGACGGACCTCATCGCCGCGGCGAACGACTGCGACGACGCGATCACGCTGCTCACCGGCGGCACCGAGCCGCGCTACGCGGCGAACGGGACGTTTCTCACGAGCGAGACGCCCAAATCGGTGCTCGAGCAGATGCTCGCGGCCTGCGCCGGCACGCTCGTTGACCTGGGGGACGCCTGGCGCATCAACGTCGGCGTGTACCAGGCGCCCACGGTGACGCTCGACGAGGACGACGTCGCCGGGCCCTCGGTGATCAACCCGCATGCGCCGGCGCGCGATGTGGCGAACGGCGTGAAGGGCATCTTCACCAGCCCGCAGAAGCACTGGCAGCCGACGGACTTTCCCGCGCAGTCTGGGGCGGCCTACCTCGCCGAGGACGGCAACGTGCGGCACTGGAAGACGCTCGATCTCACCGGGTTCGTGACGAGCGTGAACCAGGCGCAGCGCCTGGCGAAGATCGACCTCCTGCGCATGCGCCAGGCGCTCACCGAGGAGGCGAGCTTCAAGCTGCCGGCCTGGGGCGCGGTGCCGGGCAAGAGCGTCATGCGCACCGACACGCAGCTCGGCTGGGCGGCGAAGGCCTTCGAGGTGCTGGACTCCGAGCTCGCCATCGTGGAGGGCGAGGGCGGCCCGGTGCTCGCGGTGAAGCAGCAGCTGCGCGAGACGGCCGCCGCGATCTACGACTGGGACACGAGCGACGAGACGGCCGAGGACCTGGCGCCGAACACGAACCTGCCCGAGGCCGGCGTGGTGCCCGTGCCTGGCGCACCGATGATCGTCGAGGAACTCGTCGAGACCCGCGAAGGGCGCGGCGTGGCGGTGCTGGTGACGATGAGCTGGACGGCGTCCACCTATCCCTTCGGCACGAACTATCGTCCGGAGTACAAGCTGGCGGCTGATTCGGCATGGACCGTCCTGCCGCTGACGCGCGCGACGAGCGTGGAGTTGCTCGATTTTACCGCCGGGAGATACGACTTCCGGGTCCAGGCGCTGGCGGTGAACCTGGGGGCGGCATCGGCATATTCGACGAGCAGCGACGTGGAGATCAACGGCCTCGCCGCCGCGCCGTCGGATGTGGCCGGTTTCTTCGTCACCGTGCACGAGGGGCGGGCGCGGTGCCACCTCGATCTGACGCAGGATCTCGACGTGAAGATAGGCGGGCGGGTGTGGATCCGGTGGTCGCCAGTAACAGTCGGGGCGACCTGGAATGACGGCTCTCTGATCAAGGAAGACGGCTATCCCGGCAATTCGATCGTGTGCGAGGGCCCGTTGTACGGGGGCACCTACATGGCGAAGTTCCAGGATTCGACCGGCAACTTTTCGACCAGCGAAGTCAGCTTTGTCGTCACCGAGGCGCTGCTGACCGGCTTCACCACGCTCGACACTGTCACGTTCGATCCGGACTTCGACGGCACGAAGGTGAGCGTCGCGGCGGTGGATGGTTTTCTGCAGCTCGCCGGGACGACGCTGTGGGACAGCATGGTCGGCAACCTCGACGACCAGGACAAGATCGACTCGCTCGGCGGGATCGCCACGAGCGGCAGTTGCACATTCGATGAAGTGCTGGATCTCGGGACCGTGCAGACGGTCCGGCTCTTTCCGAGCTTTCGCACGCTGGGCTTCGACACCGCTGACCTGTGGGATTCGCGCACGGATCTGATGGACAGCTGGGGCCTGATCGACGGCAGCGTGATCGAGGACGCCGAGATCACCCCGCAGGTGCGAACGACGGACGACGATCCGGCTGGCGCGCCGAGCTGGGGTCCCTGGCACGACCTCGAGGTGGCGGACTACACGGCGCGCGCGTTCGAGTTCCGCACGCTGCACACGAGCGGCAACGTCACGCATAACCGGCGGCTCGAGCAGTTCGCGGTCGCCGCCAAACAGTTCACGTAAGGAGATCTTCCATGGGAAGCCCTGACGGGGCGGCCGAGCCGGCCGCGCCCGAACCTCTTATCGCCCTGGTCGCGGTGCTGGATCACGACGGCGTGTACTGGCCGCCGCTCGAGCCACGCGAGCCAGACGCCGTCAATGCCGGCGAGCTGGTCTTCGGTCGGCCTGAATTGAAGGCTGCGATTCCGGAAGGCGCGGTCTACGTCGATTCAGGCTGTGATCTGCCGGGCGGCCAGTACAAATGGAACGCGCAGATGCGCTCGTTCGATCCGTTGCCGCGCGAGCAGCGCAAGGCAGCGCCCAAGGCGCCGACCCTGGAGCAGGCGTTCTACGACTTCGTGACGGACGGTGGACAGGAGAGGCCGTTGCAGCCGCGCGTGGCCGCCTGGGTGGACTGGTTTGTGAAGACGCTCGATGAAAAAAGGTAAGCGGACATGAGCCAGCACGATCAGAACATCGCGAACGATACGGGCGGCGCCGTTCGGGGCGATCTCAACAATGCGCTTGCCGCATTGTTCGGCGTGTCGTCCGGGGCCACGGCGCCGGCGACGACGATCGCCTATCAATTCTGGGCCGACACGACGAGCGGGCTGCTGAAGCAGCGCAATGCCGCAAATACGAGCTGGCTGGTGCGAGGCACGCTCGCGGAGACGATCGCCATTTCGAGGTCCTCGGACACGATCCTCGCCGCCGGTGATTACAAGAAGTTCTTTCAGGCTACGGCGAGTTTCACGCAGACGTTGACGGCGGCGGCAACGCTAGGCGATGGATGGTATGTGTTCTACCGCGTTCAAAGCGGCGCGACAGTCACGATCGATCCGAACAGCACCGAGCAGATCGACGGCGCGACCACCAAAGTGTTGGTCGGGCCCACTGCGGGGGTCATTTTCTGCGACGGTGCCGCATTCAGGAGTTATGGGTACGACACGGCGCTTGCGACGACGACGACGACCGGCGTTGTGGAGCTCGCGACGCAGGCCGAGATGGACGCCGGCACGGCGAGCAAGGTGCCGACCACGGACCTGAACAAGATCGCGCTCGGCACGCCGATTGCGACGACTTCCGGAACCGCGCACGACTTCACCGGAATTCCCGCTGGGACGAGGCGAATTACGATCATGCTCAAAGGTGTTTCTCTTAGCGGGGCTGAAAATTATTTGATCCAGGTGGGAGATGCGGGAGGAATAGAGACAAGTGGCTATCTGGGAGCGTCTGCGCGCTTGAACAATGGTGGCAATGCAGTGAGCAACTACACCGCTGGTTTCGGTATCAATGTAGCGGCAGGGTCTAATGTAATCCACGGTTCAATCATCTTGTCTCTTGAAGATGCAGCAAGCTTCACTTGGACAGCTTCGGGAATTGTGGGTTACTCTGATGGGGCCGAAACCGTCATCACGGCGGGTTCAAAGTCTCTGAGCGCAGAACTTACGCAACTTCGCTTAACACAGACTGGCGTTAATACTTTCGACGCTGGCTCGGTGAACATCAGCTATGAGAGATGAGCTGCGCTTGCGGGGTGGATATTGAATTCAGAGTTTACGCACGGTCCACACGTATTCCCCCGCATCGGTCACCGGCCAACCGAGGCGGTCGAACACCTTGTGGACGGCCTTCGTCAGGCCGGGGAAGTTGACATGCTTGTAGTCGTGCCCCGTGATCAATCCGCCCGAGCGGACGTGCGGCATCCAAGCGTTGATGTCCTGCAGCACGCCTTCATAGGTGTGCTCGGCGTCGATGAACACGAAGTCGACCGGCTGCGTCCAGGCGGCCGCGACGTTGGCCGAGGTATCGCGGATTAAGCAGGCTCGGCCCTGGTATCGATCGAGCTTGTCGAGGACGTAGCGGTACATGCGATCGAAGACTGGCTGCGGCACGTTCATCGGATCATCGTAGCCGCGGCGGTACTGGTAGGGGTCCACCAGGTAGAGCTTGTCAAGCTGTGGCAGCTTCGACAACAGGTTCTCCGCGTTACCGGCGAAGGCCACGCCGACCTCGACGCCGATGCGTGGGTTATGGTCGCCAAGCAGGCGCGCGAGCGTGTCGTGCGACTTGCCCCACCCGCGCTTGGCGTCTTCGTCTCGCACCTGCATATCGAGATCGATTGCGAACATGATCTCCTCCTTGGAATCTCTACGCGCAGGAGCGTAGCAGATAAGGAAAACTCAATGAAACCCTCCCACCGCATGCTCACCGGCGAGATCGGCTGGGCGTTCGTCGCGCTGTCCTTCGCCTGGTCCGGGATGGGCGGCTGGCCGCTCGAGCCGAGTTACCTGAACCGCGCGCTCGAGCGCACCGGGGCGACGATGCTGTGGGCGGTCGCGATCGGGATCCCGGCGCTCGTGCTGCTCGTGGTCAGCATGCGCGAGCACTGGGCGATCGCGCATCCGCCGGCGGATCCGGCGAAGCGCTGGTCGATCGTCGAGATCGAGCGCTCGGTGCGGATCCGGGCGTGGGTGTGTCTCGCGATGTCGGTGTCCTGGGCCTACATGTTCAAGGTGATGCTGCAGCTCTCGGCGCTGCGGGAGACGATGAACGGGGTGTTCGAGGGGGTACGCGCGAACGCGATCATGCCGATCGCGTTCTTCGGGTGCCTGTGCATGTTCTGGTCGTGGCTCGAAAACCGGAGGGTCCAGCGCGATGTCCGCAACAAGACGGGTGTGTTCCCCGCGTATCCGGCTCGTTAGGACCGTGCTGCTCGCGGTCACGCCGCCGCTCGCGATCGCCGCGGAGCAGACGATGGCGGCCGCGCGCGCGGCCTCGCCGCTCGAGGCGATCTCGCTCCTCACCTGGTCCTTCATCGTGGTCTTCACGCTGATCGGCTGGGCGGTGGCCGACGTGGACCGGATCGCGGAGCTGTGGAACGTGGGCGACGGCACCAAGTACCAGCAGGTCCTCGCGCGCCTGAAACTCCTGAAGACGATCCTCGGGTCGCTCGCCGCCGGCGTCTTCACGTATTTTCTCGGCAAGATCGCGCCCGCGTTCCTCATCGGCGCGATGGGCCTGAAGTTCGAGAGCGGCCAGCCGCCCGAGCTGCACGAGTTCCTGCTGCTGATGCTGTGCGCCGGCGCCGGCTGGCTCGGGTCGCGCTGGTTCGAGCGCGTGTTCGGCGCGAGGTAGGCCATGTGGAGGCCGGATCTCGACGACCTGGTGCCGCCGGCCAGGTGGCCGGAGCTCACCCTGCGCCAGTACATCGTGATCGGGATCCTGATGATCGCGCTCTCGGTGGTCGCGGCCGGCGCGTGGGCGCAGGGGCTGGGGTTCAGCGACGCGGAGTGCAAGGCGCTCGGGCACTTCGCCCGCACCTCGGCCGAGATCCGCGACCTCGAGGCGAAGCTCGAAAAGCACGTCGCCCTGGTGCGCCGGCGCGTGGCCGAGGACGGGATGCGGCTCTCGCCGCTCCTCGAGCGCGAGCTGCGCCGCGTCTACGCCGAAGGGCTCGAGCCGGACAGGGCCGAGATCTCGGCGCACACGCGCTGCATGACGGGCGAGATTTTGCGGAGGGAGGGGTGATGATCACGCTGTCCGACTATTTCATGGGGCGCGACCGCTCGCACCCCGAGGACTGCACCGACGAGATCCGCGGCAACGCGGCGCTGACGGTGGCGCGGGTGAACCTGCTGCTCGCCGATGCCGAGGAGGAGCTCGTCGCGCCCGGCATCGACGAGGTGACGGGCACGCACGTGGCGAGCGGCTGGCGGCCGCGCGGGATCAACGCCCGCACGCAGAACGCAGCGACGGGCTCGAAGCACCTCACCGCGCGGGCCTGCGACCTGCAGGACACGCCGGACCGCAAGTTCGCGCGCTGGTGCCTGCGCAATCTGGGCGCGCTCGAGCGCATCGGGTTGTGGATGGAGGATCCGCAGTGGACGCCGAGTTGGGTCCACCTGCAGACGGTGCCGCCCGGATCCGGCCGGCGCGTGTACCGGCCGAGCGCCGCGGAGGCGCTGGTGGCCAAGCTGCCGGAGCAGCTCGAGCCGCCGGCGGCCACGCAGGGCGGCTTCGGCATGGTGCACGCGATCGCCGCGGTGGCGATCGTGGGCGCGCTCACCGCGCTCGCCCTCATGGCGAAGAACTACATCGAGGGGGTGCGCGAGGCCGGCGTCGACGCCGGCCGGCGCGCGGCGCTCCTCGAGGTGGCGCAGCGGGACAACACGCAGCTCGCGGCCGTGCAAAAGCGCGTGCTCGAGCTGCAGGCCGAACTCGCCGAGCGCGAGCAGCGGCACCGGGATGAAGTGGCCAGGATCGACCAGGAGGGCACCGATGAACTCAGGAAGGTGGAGCAGGAACGCGACGCTGCTCGGCGGCGCGCTACTCAGTACGCTGGCCGGCTGCGCGACCCCGGAGCCCGCCCGGCCGACGGCTGCGGCGCCGGCGATCGTGGAGACGGCGCGGCCGCGGCTGTCGCCGGTGCCGGCGTGGATCCTGGAGAAGCCCGGGCGCCGGGAGGCGAACTTTCGGCAGAGGCTGGAGGATTTCTTCGCGCCGAAGCCGACCGCGCCGACGAAGTAGCGCACGAGCACAACGCGCTGGCGGTGCGGCTCGAGGCGTGCCAGCAGATCGCGATCGACGATCGCAAGAACTGAATCGGGTGGGCCCGGCGCGCGGTCGCGCATGCTTTCCCCTCCTCCCCGCGCGCCCGGTGGACCGCGCCGGTGCCCGCCCGTCCAGACATCCGCACCCTGGAGTTGAACGTCAATTCGCAATGGAGGCGCCGATGAAGTAGACCCACCACGAGGAAACAGCTTTCGGACATCGGTAAGAAGAGAGACGCCCGGATCCCGCGAGGGGTCCGGGCGTTTTGCCGTTTCCGGCGCAGGCGACACGGGCGGCCTGCGTGCGTGGCGCCTGCTGGGCGCTGCGGGCGTCGGACGTGCCTTGTACGTCCCGCCGGAGCGCCGCGCCTGCGCGATCCTGGCGCGTTTGCGTGCGGGGACTTTTGCGGGGACTCGAGCGTGCTGCGGCATCCACGACCGAGCAGAAGCGCGGAACGGCCGCTCGGCCAAGTGCTACAATTTCAACACGTTGCGCTCGACCCGATACCTACGAACCAAGGGGTCGTGGGTTCAAATCCTGCCGGGCGCGCCACCTTCAAATCAACGACTTAGGCCACTTTCCGGCCTAGGCCGTTTTCTTCTCCCCGGGGACTTCTCCGGGGACTCGCGACTGCCGGATGATCGCCGACAGAGGCACGTTCTGCGCGTGCCGCTCGTCGGTGATGAGCTCCAGCGCCTGCCGCAGTTCCACCACCTGGGCGACCGAGTAGTGCGCGGTCATGCCCTTCCGAACGTGCCACAACACGTCGGCGATCGTCTCCTCCCGCACGCCCGCCTCCCGCAGCCGCATGCCCACGGTGTGCCGGATGTCGTGCACCCGGAACCCCTGCAGACCGCACCGCGCCCGCCACTTCTGCCAGGCGGTGTTGTTCATCGTCTCGACCGGCCTGTATTTCGGCTTGCGGCCGGCCTTGCGGATCTGCGAGTAGACGAAGACGAACTCCTCGTGCTGCCCGCGGACCGATTCGATGATCGACTGCGCCACCGTGTTGCACACCAGCACGCGATCGCGCTTCCTGCCCTTCACCCACCGCCTGGGCACGACGAAGACCGAGAAGCCCAGATCCGGCAGCCGCACTTCCCAGGACCACCGCAGGTTGCATAGCGCCTCGTCGCGCGCGCCGGTGTTCAGGTCGAACAGCACCATGCGCCCGAGGTGCGCGGGGAGCTTCGCCAGGTGCTCGCGCTGATCGCGCCAGCTGATCTGCACCGGCTCCCTCGCATCGTCCTGCGGCAGGAACTGGATGAGCGGGGGCACACCCGGCAGCCACGGCTTCCCGTCCTCGCCGCGCCAGCTGCGTGCCGCGAGGTTGAGGATCCTGCGCACGATGCCGAGCGCGAGGTTCACGGTCTTCGCCTTCGATCCGCCGGCGAGCCTCGCCTTCACGTAGGGCTTCAGCGTGCCGTCGTGCACCTGGTCGAGCTGCAGCTGCCCGATGAAGGGCATGGCCGTCTTGAGCAGGTGGATCTCGAGCTCGATCGAGAGCTTCGCGGAGTACTTCTCGACGTAGTGCGCCGCGGCCTGGTCGAACGTGGGGACGACGCCCGCGGCTCGGGCCCGGAGCGCGCCTATGCGCTCGAGGATCCAGCCCTCCGCCGCTTCAGGATCGCAGAAGCTGCGGCGTGGAAGTCGGTGACCACGGTAGACCTTGTCGACGTGCCAGCGGCCATCCTTGCCCGGGTAGATTCCCGGGATTCTTTTTCGGCCCATGTGCTATCTCCTTTCTCGCCGGGCCGACCGTTCCGCTGCGCGCGATACTCATCGAACGCCCGGTCCAGGTCAACCCGATCCCAGACCTTGCGCGTGCCGGCCGGCGTAGGAACCGGCAGCAAGGGCTTGATGTGCTTGTTGAAAGCCCGGCGGCGGAAGCCCAGGTAGGTGAGCGCCTCGGCGTAGCTGTAGGCCCGCTTCAGCGCCGGTGCAGATGTGTGGACTGGGGTGAGGCGGGCGGGCATCGGCTAGATCAGCCCCCGCTTGCGCATCTCCTGGACCACCAGGTTTGCGTGCGCAAGGCCTGCGGCCATCGCGCCGGCCATCATGGCGTACCGTACAAAGCCGGGTAGATTGTGCGTGGCCATCTCGACGGCGACGAACTGGGGACGCAAGCGATCCCACATCACGTCGGCCGCGGCCTGGCGGCCGATGAAGAGCTGGTGCTCGGGTTCGCGCGACTCTAGTTGGTCGATGGTTGTCATTTCTTCACATGCCGATAGTCGGGCGTGCCGCAGAACAGGCAGCGCCACTCCATCCAGTGCACTGTGCCCTTGACGTTGCCGGTCTGCCGCTGGCGGAAGAGATGCCACTGCTCGAGCTTCCAGTTGCCGAGGCGGCCGAGGTCCACGCACACGACGAAGTAGTAGCGCACCTCACGGCGCCTCGATGCGGGACTTCACTTGTTCGCCACCTCGAGCAGCACGTCGACATGGCAGGGCTGGTCGAGCGAGCACCAGCAGGCGAGGTTCTTGCCGCGTAGGAAGCCGAGAATGTCAGGTTCGGCACGTACTACGCCGGCGAAGTATTCGCGGTAGAACTCCTTGGCGATCGCCGGAGTGACCTTGGCGTCGTACATCGAGCCGTGAACTTCGATACG